GAGGAGGATTCTTTAGTTTGTTTGTCTTTTTACGATGTGCCATTAGTCGTCATATACCAGACATTCAGGTTCTTCTGGGTGTTGGTCACACCAGAGCTCAAGTGCATTAGGGTCATGATGGTCGCCTGCTGCAATCTCTTCTTTGTGATGCTCTGCGTATTCTTCCAACTCATGTAACTCTACCTTAGCATGTCTGCGTGCTGCAGGATTTGCTAGTGGGTCGTCCACGATGTCTTTGTCTTTTTGAATGTGTTTTTCGATTGATTCCATATTAGTTACCTTTAATAAGTTTCTTTCATAACAGAGTCCCTAGTCAAAACAAGTTGGCTAGTTAAACCTTCTTTAGTGAAAGTATGTGTCACTGCGGAGATTAAATACATCCCACTATATCTTAGGTCTTCTTTAACAGACCTTTGCTTCTCCTGAGAGGCGGGTATCCTCACTTTTATGAGCATTCCTGCCGTCAGAGCAGAGTTTCCAGGTACAACTATTGATAGTTGTATAGCCTGTAGTAGATTATAGCGTGCTGCAGCATATTCCGCAACTGCCATTGTGTCAGTATCAGAACTTGTCCCATTTTCGGGGTCATCATTATTGACTTGATTTTTCAAGCCAGGTAATGCTCTATACTTGATTCTAGTCGCACCATCAAATTCTTCTAAGTCAGAAGGCAAATCATAAGGTTTTCTTTTATGTATTGTATCTGCCTTTGAAAACACCTGATTGTATGACAATTCTCGAGGACTATGAATAGTCCCTGCAGGGGCAGTTTCTTCAGTTGAGCCAGAGTCAGTAGCATTTGAATTTGTAGGACGAGGCATTGATATACTAATACCAACTGTCTTAAATGTCCCCATTCTCATGTTTCTGAGATGATTGGCTCTGTCAGGATAGGATATACTCTCAATGGTATGATAACCATTGTTAGGAGGGTCACTACCCTGCTGTATATAAGTATATTCAAATATCTCTGCTTCCTTCGGTATACCATCTCCCAGACAGAGTGCGTCTAGTGATTTAAAATTAAATCCATATCTATTCTCAAAGAATAAGAAACCAGATTGTTTTTCAGATGCTTTTCCACCACCACTACCTTCAACACGTGTTACCTTATCTGACATATATGCTATTGCTTCTACTGGTCTCCAATTCGTAGATACAAAAGATATTTTAGAGTGAGTTTCAAAGTTTACATCTTTAGTCTTTTCTTTAGGTGATGAAAGGTATTCTTTACATATATGCTTAGGAATGTTATCTACGTCTTTTCCTGCAGGTCCGAATGGTTTGAATACTTTATTCATTTCATTTGTATATGCTTCTGGCGATGTGCAATGTAAAATATACAACTGTCCTCTCTCACTCTTAAGAGTGCTACCAATTTTAAATACTCTAACTTTAAATTCTAATGACTGTTTATTACCTTTCAACGTGCTACTTTCAGTTGTCAACTTGACAGTGATAATCTCTCCACCTATCAGTAGTTTGTTGAAGTCAATAGCATCAACCATACTAAAATCAACTCTTAAAAATGGTGAGTCTATAGATTCAGTATAAGTGAAATCAATTACTAAGTCTCGTATATCATAAGTTGGAGGATTACCATTAGGTATTGCAATCTCCATCTTGTCTAGCGTAAATAACCGTGATTTTCTATCTGCCATTACATTAAGTCTGCCATGTCTCCGTTAAATTCGGATACTAACCCAAATCTAGTTATAAGGTAGGGGTCAGCTGCTCCATCATTATCTACATTTATAGGCACATCAAAACTACCACCTCCACCACTACCTGTGACTATTGGGTCTGCTGTTACCTTAGGTGCTTCTACTACTTTATTTTGTTGTGCTAGTATCTCATTCTTTTTATCAACAAGTGCTAGTTTTGCTAACTCTATCATATTACCAACTTCTGTGTGTAATTTCTCTGCACCATCTAACATATCACCACGACCATCAAAATCATACTTATTACCTGTATAAGCATCTGCCAATCCCATATAGATTCTCTTCCATCCTGTAGCTTGACCTTCTTCATTCGGCTCTGCTCTTAGGAAGTTGGCAAAGTTATTCTTTAACTTACTGACTACCTCCATCCTTCTGCGTTGATGTGTAGCTCTCTGTGCATCACTGTTTGCTAAGATTTTAATCAACTGTGTATGCTGCATATTAACTTCACCCGCAATCACATCATCAATAGAAGTGCCCTCAGGTAATTGTCTTAATATCTGTGCTTGATGTTTTCTAAGCTCTTCAATATCAATATTAAATCCTTGTCCCATGATTTTATTTTCAACCTCTACATTTCCTATAACTTGCTCTACCTCACCACCTTCTGCCTTAGTGGGTAATGCATATCCACCCATCATTGCCTCACGAAATCTTCGTGATGTTAGTCCGCTATCCTTTTTAGTTGCAGGAGTATTATATGGCACAACAAATGCACCACCACTCGCCATCTTAGACCCAACCCACTCTAAACCATGACCAATAAACGCTGTGCTTCTACCACCGTCTAGTGATACAGGGTATCCAGACATAGGACCGTTTATCCATCCACCTTTTGCTCTTGATGCTGAAGTTTGAATACCACCAAATTCTAGAGTAGAATTATATGCTTTTTCAAGTTTTAGAAGTTTCTCATCATATTGGGATGGGTCAAACTCAAGACCCCGTGCTTCTGTTTCTATTTTATCAAACCTTTTTTCAGTTTCCAACATCTTTATCTGTGACTTATAGTTATGCTGATTCGCTGCAACAATGTCAACACCTTCATCTTGAGTGCCCTCAATAACTTCCTGTAATCCTGTATCTGGGTTGTATGCTCTCTTATAACTCATGCTCTCAGAGAAGGAAGAAGACTCTGTCGTTGTTTCAGTTCCTTTAGGTGCAAAGAATTTCAATACTGCTGTTAATGCCTTCAAACCTAAGAATAGAGGTGCAAACAAAGTGTTAATACCAATTCCTAGAATCTTAGTAATCATTGGCATATGTGGCTCAATGAAATCTAAAATTCCATTCATAACACCACCAAGTGCTTCAAAGAATCCAGATAAACTTTCTTGTATAGGAGCCATTATATCATTAAATACCTTACCCACATCTTTGAAAAATCTACCTAAAGGCTCAGTTAAAGGACTCAAAAACTTACCAATACCCTGTCCTGCTTTTCCTCCTAAAAATCCTCCTGCTGCTCCCAATAAAGCACCACCTACAGGACCAGCAATGGCATTACCCACTGACTGACCTATCATAGCTCCACCAGTTGCACCAACTCCTGCTCCTACTGCTTCAAATGTATCACCACCCGCCTGTGAAACTGCAAACGCTGCACCTAGTCCTAAACCTACACCTAACCCAACCTTTGCAAACTTATTACGATAAAAACCACGCAATTTATCCATGCGTCCACCAGCTTTCATTATTCCACCTAATGATTTGCCTAGTGTGCTTAAAACCCATGCAAACGCTTTTACTGTGCCTCTAGGATTCTTAAGGAATGCTAGTGTTGCAAATAAAGGTGCAGCAGCAGCGACAAATTGAAGAGCACCAAACAATCCTTTAAGACTAATAGGATTCTCAAGAAATTTTATAAGACCATTAAATGCATTCCCTGCTAGGAATGATGACATATTAAGGATAAACTTACCTACAGTTGCTAGTGTCTTAGCAAGTCTTTGTATTGCTTCGGGATTCCTTGCTATCCAAGTCAAAGCTGCCATACCCATGACTATCTTGAGGAAGTAAGTAGATAATCTTACTAATCCAGTGAATAATCCTCCAAATGACTTCTTAGTATTTTCTTTAAATGCTTTTCCTATATTCTTGAATAGACCTCGCTTACCACCTACTTCTCCATCTTCCTCTGATTGGTTTCTTTGCTCTAATTTTTTTTGTCTTTGCTCATTCTTTATTTTTTCTCTTTCTCTATCATCATCTGCTTTTATTGCTTCTTTCTGGACTTTCTCTATTGTATTTGCTGCTTTTACCTGTTTACCTATTGATGTCTTCAAAGATGAAGTCATGCTCTGCACACCTAGTGCAATGCTATTGATAGATGCACCTAAAGAGTTTATACCACCTATTACTGCTTGAAAACCTTTCCCCATATCACCCTGCATCTTACCCATTTCATCTGCAGATTGTAAGGGTGTATATTTCTTTCCACCAGTAGACCCCTTATAAGATACCATCTTATAAAGAGTTGCCTTAGGGACTTTGATACTAGATGGATTATCAGTTGCCATTTGTTAGCATTCCATTGTTGGTAGAAACATATCTAATATTAGGGGTATCACCCTTAACATTATTTATTATGGGTTGGTCGACCTGTTGAGTAATTACAACGAAATTACTCTGCATTTCCTCATCAGCATCCTTTTGTGCCTTGTTTAACAGAGTAGCATCAGAGAATGTCATATTAGTTTCAACCTTATCATCCATCGTAATTTGCCCTAATGCTTTCTCCATATCCTTAGAAAGATTATCCAATAATGACGCAATAGTTTTGCCTGCTTCAGTCTCTTCCTCAGCACCTTCTTTCTTTGTCTCTGTCGTAAGTTTAGTTTTATTACCTGTGAATACACCTAATGGGTCCCACCATGCCTTCTTAGGCTCTGCTGATTTTGGTTTTGTAATTTCTTTCGTACTTCGAGGTGCTTTCCACATCCATATATCATCCTCAGGTGACTGGTCTTGGAATATATCTCGTGTCATGAGATATGACTTACCTACACCATCAGTCTTACTACCCTGTGCATTCTTCTTAATCCAGTTGCCACCTTTACCTAATTGACCAAAGGGGTCATGCACAATCCAACCTAATGGTGAATAACCTGTCAACATAGCCCAGTGACCCGACCCTGTATACTTCATTCCAAGAGGTACTGGGTATCCATCATCTATTTCTTTCTTTAAGACATCATATCCCTGCACACCAGTCTGCAACTTACTTTCAATACCATAATCTTTCAATGCTTTCTCTTGTGCTGAAGCGGAAGTGGATGACCCATACTTACTTCTTGTCTTATTATATTCTTTTGTAGATACATTATTCTTTGTCAAATAACTTGTCCACATTGCCATGACAGTAGAATAACACTGTGTATCTCCTTTACGACCTAGTGGGTCATCGTCATTTGCTCTTTGATTGTAATATGGTACGGTTAATACCTTACCACCCTGCTCAAACTCCTGCCATCTTTGAGTTGGACTGTGTCCTGCAACTTTCATTCCTAACTCAAACGCTTTTACTACACCACCCTCTGCAAACTGTGCGTCTCGCACTGATGTTGACATAGCTATAAATGGTACAAATACAGGTCCGCCTTCTGCTCTTCGTGATTTCTTTTTATTTTTATTTTTATTTTCCTTCTCAGGGTCATTCATATTATCAAAATCAAACATATTAAATGTTAAGAAATCGGCAAACCCTTGTGCCATACTTCCTGGGTCCATCAATCGTTTAGCATTGTTAATTACAAATGCTACTGTATCACCTATCGCTTTCATCCCCTGACTAAAAACAAATCCATAGAAATCTCTTAATGGTTTTGTAAACTTAAACAACATTCCACCAAGAGCACCTAACACATTAAATACTTCGCCAAGCACAGGTCCTAGACTGTCAATAAAGGGTTTATATATTGCCTTTGCCAATTCAAAATACATACCAAATGCTCTCTTTATAGGCTCAAATATAGGTTGTGCCATCTTACCAAACGCTTTTCCAACCCATTCACCTAAGAAACCACCAATAGCACTACCAATCATAGGTGCGAAAGGTCCTAAGAATGGTGCAACTGCTGTTAATGCTGCAGCTCCTGCCATACCACCAACTGCCTGACCTACACCCGCACCTATCGCAGACCCTGCTTCTTCACCCATTGCCATTCCTGATGCAATCCGTGTAACACCACCTAAAACAGCAAATCCTTTTGCCATCTTCATTGGATTTTTCTTTGCAAATCCCTTTACACCCTTGACCATTTTGCCACGAGCAATTCTACCTCTTTGCTGTAACTTCTGTAACTTACCCTTACCTCTGTATTGTTTTTGGAATCTATTTTCTAATTCTTTATTATATAATTCAGACTTATACCCTTTGCCTGCCTTCGCACCACGTTTAGCATCAGCTCTATTTGCTGACTTTTTCATTGCATTATATTCATCTTCTGAGTATATGACTCCTGTCTTCTTATCCCTATAACCTTTTAATCTTGCCTTTTGCGATTGCCTCAACTCTTCTGCAGTCATCGCATTCTTATCAAACATAGAATTGACACCTTTAATATCACTTATCAACTTCCATGGCATAACAAGATATTGAGCAGTCCTTAATGCTGCTATACCACCAATTATCTGGAATACTCCAAGAAAACGACGCATTCCCCTTTCGACACCAGTCTTGTCACTAAGGTCTCCAAATACGTTACTTAGACCTCCTATCACACCACCCATACCAAAAGTGGCTATCTTAAATGCAAACTTACCTAGAGTAAAGAAGAATTTGACTAATTTAGTTACTTGCTCTGGATTTTTCTGAATAAAGTTTAATGCACCATATATGACAAACCACTTGACCATAGTGCCCAGTGTCTTACTGAGCATACCTATGAAACTCTCTATAGGTTTACGAATACTACTAAACCTCTTATCTGCTTGTTTTGCTCCTTCCTTTACACCATTCTCTGCAACTTCTTCTGCCTTCTTTCTTTTTTTGAGACCAAACATCCTTTTAAGACGTTTTTTCATGTCTTTGAAGAATTTGGTTTTCTGTTTCTGTCCCTTCCTTACAATAGTAACCTGTCTATTTCTACTATCTGAAAGATAATCTGCTTGAAATTTTAGTAGGGTTGACTGTGCTATTACATTCTGACCAATAGAATCAGTAACAACTCCTGCACGATTAATACCTGTTCTGAGCTCATTAAAAGCGTCTCCCACCTCAGTCTTGGCGGAAAACTTATTGATAGTAACAAATTTCCTTAATTTGGCTGCCATCAGAGAGACATACGATTGCTTTCTGCTTTTTGTCTTCGCTCTTCCTCTTGAATGAATGCTAAGAGGAGATTAACATAAACATCACGCTCCCAAGGCATCATATTCTCTAGCTCAGTGAGACTATACTTATGATGCTGCATCAATGCGAAGTTTGTCTTGTAGTAATTCTCAAGACTGTCATGCATTAATGCTACTCGAAAAAAGACGCTAACCCTTCTAAAACTACTTCACTTTTGACTTTGGTCTCTGGGTTATATACCTCAATAGTATGCTGTAGTTTAGGCATAGTCTCAAAGAAATTCTGTATTAGAGCAAATTGCTCAGAATTTAGATTCTCTAGAAACTCTAGTGCTTCTTTATGGGAGAAAGAGTCATAAACTTCTTCTTCATCATATACTTGGTCTATACACTTAGCTGCCATCTCAAAGATGTCATCTACAGTGGGATTCTCACTCATATTCTGTTGAATAAATGCATCCAGTGAAGGATACTTCATTACAATACCAATTTTGTCATCGAGTTTAATCTTCTTATCATGACCATCAGGGACTTGGACTTCTACTTCTTCCAATGGTATTTGGACTGGAATAGATGTCTTTTCGTCATCTGGTGCGGTGATTTTAAATTCACTAATTTCACCAACTGCTTTTGCTCTAATACGAAGGAAAATGTATTCAATCTCGAAAGTAGCGAGTTTATCTACATTACTTTTTAAATTAGTGCAGTTTTTAATGATAGTTTTAACTGCTTTTACCATTTGCTTGTTGTCTTGCGACTCCATTGCAAGGTAAAGTAGTTTCTCTTCTTTTACAAGAAAAGGTCTGTATGTAACTTTCGTACCTGTAAGAGGTAACTCCAAATCATACTCAGGTATGGATAATTTAGGTAAAGGCATAATGTGACATTATTATAATTTTATTTAGACACCCACAGAGGCAACATCTTTCTGGTCTAGTACGAATCCTAGTTTGTTTGCAACTTCATTTGTGTTAGTGACTTTGATATCTTTCATTCCTACTTTCCCAAATGCAGCGTTTCTGTTACCAATCTTATCAAATCTATACCTCTCAAAGAAGAAGTTTACATTTAATTTGACTAAACCAGTAGGACCGTTGTCAAATGACTGCTCTGACATGTCATATGGAAATGCACCATACATTTGCCATACAGCAGATGAGCGATTTAATCTAGCAGTGCCCTTATTGGAGGGGTCGCTATATACCACATTTGAAGCGTTTTCCCATTTAATAACTGATATGTTAGACGTATATTCTTCATATAAACCAACTCTATTCTCTGAGTCTGATGCTGTGCTCTGCATCCATGTCTCAAAGAAATCACGATGATATTGGTCTTTTGTTACTAAAAATTCTACTTGTAAGTCTCCAAATGCTGTATTAGTAGCATATTTACGAGATACACCAATATCTCTAATCTCACTGGTAGTAACCCTTCTGCCAGGTACAGTTACAGAGCTTGCAAAGTAATTCATAGCATCGAAATGCTCTAGAGTATTTCTTTCTGTGCCAAAAGTAGACTCCTTCATCATTACTGACTGTGGTATTTGTACTCTGACTTCAAACAAGTTAGACTTCGAGGGTGTCTTATACCCCGACATCACTTGGTCTTGGAATCTCTTAAATGAATTTGGCATTAGAGTCTACTCCATATAAAACTACTGGGAATCTCGACATATCTACCCATGACATCCCTAACAAACTGCTCAACTGGTAATGGTGTAAAGTTTGCAAGTTCCTCTTTAGGGACTATGTACATATTTGTAGCACTTGACATGAAGTATTTATGGTAGCATCGCTTAGGAAATGCTTGTGTGCCTGCTGACCACGAAGATGCTACTCCCTGTCTGACAGATGGACGTAAATAATGTAAATTTCCACCAGAAAACTGTCTTTTATTGAAATCCACATCACTAACGAGTGTCATAGGATATGTATCAAAGAAAGGTAGAAGTTCAGTCTGTGCTGCATACTGATAGAATATAATATCACCCACTGCAAGTATTCCACTAAACGGCTCAAGACTATCTACTAACCGTGCACGATACCACTCTTTGCTTTTAGTAGCACCTCCTGTTGCATCTTTTATGTCGGAGAAAATACTCATACTTTTAATTCGTGCTCTGTAAGTATCTTGAATTGCATACGACGGTCTTTACAATATTCAATCGCTGCTTTCCATTTTGCCTCGTTTACACAGTATGTCTTAACTTCCGTTAGATACTTCTTTGTAACTCTGCGTTGTTTTTTGGGAGGTGACGTCTGCTTATGAGGCTTGACCTCAATGACAAACTTCTCTGTCCTCCCAGTTTTAGTCCTTGCTCTGACATAAAAGTCTGGGAAATAGCGATGAACCCGCCTATCGACAGGACTGATATAAGGTATAACGATTTCTTCACTGCCCCACTCTATTACATTTTCGTTTCTGTCGCACCAGACCATGAATTTTCTTTCCCATAAACTTCTATAAATAATATTAGTCGGGTCTCCTTTGTATTTGAATCTGTTGGTTGGTTTGTATTTTCCCGAATAAGACATAAATAACAAAATGGCAGTAGGTACTTGGGACAATCCTTATGGAAGCGAGCTAGGCGGGGGTGAAACCCTTGTGTTCCCTCGTAGTAAACCCTATGGTGCTAACTCATCATCTGCACAAGACGCAATATCAAAGGATAAGACAAATGGTACTGAGGTAGTTGACTACCTTAAGATAACTATTTATGACCCAAAGGAAGGTAATAATAGTAGTTATAATAACTCTAAAAAGAATTTAGCAAACAATGATAAAGTAAAAAGAAGTATATATCTATATCTACCAAATAAACTAAGAGAAGGATATCAAGCAAAGTATAATGGTGTAAAGTTAGGACCTTTAGGTGTAGGAGCAGTTGGTGCTGCATCTGAAGCGATAGCTGCAGGAGGTATAGGTGATAGTTTCAAAGATACCATTGCGAATATGGCAGAGTCTGGAAAATCTGTAGCAGGATATGGTATTGGAGCTGATGTTATCAATAAAGTGCTTAAATTTGGTGGTGGCGGTAATATAGGTGCAAATGATTTAGCAGCATTAACTACAGGAAGGGTATTTAACCCATATGAAGAGACTATATTTCAAGGTGTAGAGTTTAGAGACCATAAGTTTGATTTCTTGTTTGCACCTAAGAATGCATCTGACGTAGAGACAGTTGTCAATATAATAGAGGCATTTCGTGTTGCTATGCTCCCAGGAAAAGATGACAGTATGTGGTTGACTATACCTGATTACTTTAGAATTGAAATTGTTAGATTAGTGTCTAATGAAGAGGAAGAAACACTATATCCTCAATCTGGTAATTCAAAAAATAAAGGTGTCTTACAGAAATTGATGCAATTCCCATCTAAAATGGTTTTGTCTAATATGGACGTGGATTTATCTCCATACGGTCCATATACGTCTCTTAAGACAAATGACCCTGCTAATAATTCATATGACTTCGGTCCTGTTGCATATAATATGAGTTTATCATTCAAAGAAACATCTCTACTTACTCGTCAGAGTTATGGATACAATACTAGAGGAGAAAAATCATGAGTAATTATTTTTCATATTTACCAAATGTATATGTAAGGACAACAACGTATCGTCAAAATAACGTTGACCCATACGTCCTGACTAAGAATCTATTTCGTAGAGTTAAGATAAGAGACGATGTAGAGGGTTTTGTCACTGGTTTTACTCAATATACTATAGTAAACAATGAAAGACCTGATAATGTAAGCATGAAGATGTATGGCGACCCAGAATATGACTGGGTTATCATGATGACAAATAATATTACTAATCTATACGATGAGTGGCCTATGACTGAGGATGAGTTATACAAATATTGTGTTTCTACATATGATAGTCCAGAAGGCATCCATCACCATGAAAGTCAAGAAGTAAAAGACCAAAATGGCACTACTATATTAAAAGCGGGATTGACAATACCTCATAATTTTACATATAGACGTCCTGATGGGACAATGGTACCTCCCTCAGAGTTGATTGTGCCAATTACTAACTATGAGTTTGAAGCAAAGAAAAATGACTTCAAACGTAATATTTACGTATTACGCAGACCCTTCTTAACCACATTCTTAGAAGAATTCCAGTCACTTGTTGAATATGAGGATTCTAGAGAAGTTGATGATAATACAGGTTTCAAGAAAACAAAAGACGCTATCAAAGAAAACTTTATACCTGTCAAACCTACATATTCCACAAATATTGGTCAAACACCATCTGTTGATTTTGCAGTGCAACAAGACTTTGGAAATATTACAGTTGATACCTCAGGTGCAACTATTGAGGAAGGACAGCAACTTGCTGACGGTAGCACAACAGTGACTACAAGTACATCAACAAACGCTGCCTCTACATCGTCTGATACAGCGATTACAGAAACAGCGTCTAATACTACAGATTCTTCGTCTTCTTCATCTTCCAGTAGCAGTAGCAGTGGAAGTAGCGGAAGTAGTGGGTCTAGTCAGGGCGGTTATGGCGGTTATTAAGTTTTCTTGGTAAGTAAAATATACAATAAGATAACACCCAAAATGCAATCACAAAAAGCAAGTGCATTAATCTGTAGGAGTTTACTATTAATCCTAGTGTTACGAGAGCTATCCAAGTGTAATCTAGAGTGCCATGAAGACGATACCATAGATTCTCACCTAATTTTTTAATTACCTTCTTTCTTAGTTTATCGAAGAAAGGAGATACATGTCTCATCATAACAAAACCCTCATTTAATACCATGAGGGTGAATCCAATCCAAAAAATCATATTCCGTTCCAGAATGTATCTGTTGGTGTTGCCATATTTCTCGATATAAAATATAAACCTACATTACATGCAAACCAATAAAGATTGGTTACCCATGCTTGTCTCCAACAATACTTTCTATTAGTTTGGACTATATAATTGTTTCTTTCATTCATCGATGCGTCAACAGATAAAGGTCTAAACTTAAGAATCTGCTCTAACACCAATGAGATAACAAAACCGATTGCAAAAATGTAGAATAACAGGTTTAATAACCCTGCCATTGAAAATAGGAATGATAGCATTAATACCTCTCAGGAATTTTACCGTAGTCTGGTTTATGGTCTTTAAACTTATCATGATTACCGTCCCCAGGCATCTTGCCATAAGCAACATATTGTATTGCTTGCATTGACCCTTCTAGACGTTTTAGGTCATTTTCGTTTTTAATATACTCTTCATACCAACCTTTTAATTCATCTTGTCTGGCAGAGAGTTGCATTGTGCGTTTTGTAAAACGCTGAATTAGTTGCTCGTAGTTTTCTACAGGTTTAGTCACGTTGTCTCCAATCATCAGGTTTTTTGCGGTTAAACCAGTCACTGATATCATCAGCACTGTCGAACCCCTGTCGATGGTCAGATGGGTCGGGTTCGCCTAATCCCATCTTATTCAGAAAATCGTCCGTCCCTCCCTTCTTCATGTCGGGATTCGCTGCTTTTTGTCGTGCTTGTCGCAACCATGTAGCAGCAGTGGTGTTAGATTTTGCTAATTTTTGTGCCCATATCATTTCTGTCAAATCTACGTCTTTTCCTTCGACAATAAGTTTGCAGACTTTATCAAGTCGCAAGCGATATTGGGTTGATAGCATTTTAACTCTATTTTAGTTTTGCATTCAATTCACTGATTTTCTCAAATTCTGCTTTTGCAGCATCTGAGCGAGTTTGTAGAATATCATGTATATCGGCAAGAATAACTTCATTCTCGACATACTCGTCAAAGTATTTATCGAGCGATTCTTTAAGATAACGATATCTATGCCACTCTGGTGAATATGGTTTGTAGTGTGTCATGATAATTTTATGAAAAACCCTACAGGGCAATTTTTACCCCGAGTTTTTTTTCGACCTTTCATGGAACTGAAAGTGAAATAATATATGGGTTAATGATGGTCGTGGTAACCACAAGGTACAGTAATAATACGTGAGCGATGCTCAACATATCCTTCTGAAAAATATGTGGGGGATAACCAAGAGCCAGGTACCCATACCCTTTCTTTAATAATTCTTTCTTCCATGCATCGACGAGGACCCTCGTAACGATGTGGTGCGTAATAACGATGAGTATGATGATGATAATGGTTGCCATACTCAACAAATGGCTCCCAGAATTCCTTCCAAGTAAGTGCCTCTGCTGCGGGTGCAACAGTTAAAGATGCGAGTAAAGCAACCAGTATTTTCATTAGTCGTTTTCAGCTAGTGATGCAAAGTAATCAAGGTCAGGACTTGTTGGAGTCTGACTTAACTCTTTTACTTTATCACCAAATCCACTAGGTGTGGAAGGTTGTGTGACAGTTTCTTCTGCGTACACTGCTTCTGTTTCTTCACCGTCAAATGCGCGAACTGTAGCACGAGCAGACTTATTCAACACAGTGTTGAGTCTCTCTTCTAGTTGCTCATATGATTTAAAGTTGGCAGGGTCAGTAAACTCTTTTAGAGAGTGTTGCTGCTTCCAAATTTCTTCTAACTTAGCATCATCAAATCCCCCTAGAGGAGCGACAGGTGCGAAGTCAGACTTATCATAATTCCAATACCCACCGATGGTTTGTATCTTGATACGGAAGTCCGCACCTTTCCACATATCAAATGGGTTGATAGGTTCTTCATCCTCGAATTGAGGTTGCATAGAACTCACAATCTTATCATGAATCTTCTTGCCATACTTGTATAGGAAGACCTTTCCTTCATTATCTGGGTTGAGTTGGTCTTTAACAACATAGATGTTGCTGTAGTAGGAGAGTTTCCTCTTCTGTTTACGAGCAGTCTCTTTGTCTTGGTCTAGACCAGAATTCCAAAGGGTGCGATTCAATTCACCAACAGGGTCTTTTTGTCCCAATGTGGTGAGTGAATTCTCAATATACCAACCGCCTGCACCTTGGAATGCGTGACTCCAAACTTGTGCCCATGGTAGGTCTTCACCATCTGGCTCAGGAAGGAATCGAATTATTGCATATCCGTTTCCAGACTTATCGACCCCAGGTTTCCAGAGTCTTTCATCAGGTCCTGCGCCCTGAGGTTTAGACATCTTCTCAATCTGTTTGGTAAGCTTGTCAAAACTTCCAGACTTTTTCTTAAGCGATGCGAATGACATTTGTATTTCTCCGTTGTGGTTTTTGTTTTGTTGTATTTGCCACCATATAATGATGACATATTATTTAGGACTTGTCAAGTCCCTGTTAACAGGGATATCCCTGTTTCGTCATGTTATATATAATTACCTTCTCTCCGTCATGAGTAAAAAACAATTCGTCGTCCGCATCCCAAAGTAACTCTTCAAAGAGGTCATTAAGTCTCTCAGCATCTTCGTAAAGTTGATTAGGATTCGGCATCTTTTAACTCCTTTCTCCAAGCTCTTAGTTTGTCTTCCATCTGTTGTAGTATTAACATGAGGTTTAATCCTCCCGAATACTGTGCAGATAAAGTATCTATCTTTTCTTTAACGAAACTTGCTTCCTCATCGTTTTCATCTCCTGATATATTATGTGACGCAAGAGCAAGACGTGAGTAAAATACTTTCTGTTTAGCAATTAACTCAAGTGTTTTTTCTATGTGCTCTAGTCTCTCTCTAGGAGAAAAATCAGCAAGTCCTGCTGATATCTTTAGTAGTTGTGTGTATGTCTCCTGTATGTCGGTCAACTCTTGCTGAACTACATCGGATTCAAAGAAACTTTCGTCTTCATTCATAGGTTTAAAACTGCTTTACTTGTACGTTTAATATAATTTAGTCTTGCTGCATCCCATTGTATTTTATCTTTGAGTGGTTTAGATATCAACTTCTTAACTGTAGTGACATCTATCTCTAACTCTTCACATATGGATGTAACTGCTTCAATGTAATTGATGAGACCACTGCTATCTTTAACACGATTCTCAACGAGAGCGGTAAACTTACCCTGAGTCATAAATTTTTCTTCAATTTCCTTCATGAATTTAATCCCTCAGTATAATATCGATAGTCTTTTATCCAATCAATGAGGGTATTGATGTAAGGAACTTTATCATACTTCTCAACTACCTGTGTCTGTCCATCTTCTGCAACAGATATGGTGACAAGTTTATCAACTTCTATACCAGTTAACTCCCAATACATGTAAGCATATGCTGCTTCTTGCACGAAGTATTTCTCTAGGTATTTTTCTTTCTTTAATGTGCCAGTAGTTTTAAAGTCTATGATACTAAGCTCATTATCAAACTCAGCAATGCAATCAACGCGCCCAGCCAGATATAAATTGCGAGAAAAAAGAGGGGTTTCAATAGCATGAATATTAGATATCCGATTAAGAGTCTCACGACTAGCCCCAAAAAGGTATTTGGCAAGACCTTTGCTTTCCTTAATTTTCTCAGATTCATTTCTTAGATAGTATTCTACGATGGAATGATACTTAGTGCCTCGCCATGCAGCTGCACGTCGTATCTTCTCCGCTTCAGTATAACCGATTCGATTCTCCCAGTCAAGTATACCTTGCTTAGATTGGTGTCCGACAACAGTAGTTACACTAGGTACCCAAACGTCATCTAGTTTATAGAAACGTCCATGATTTAGAGTCTTACTTTCTAAGTCCTCTAACTCAAGAGGAGTGCCCACATAATTAAACATTAATTTAATCCCATATTAATTTTACTGATAAGGTATTCCTTAACGAGACCAGACCTAACGATATCATCGATGCCAAACTCAGTGCATGTGAATGAAGGCATTGTCTGTATAATTTTGAGGAAGTCTAAGACTCCATTCTTCTCATTACTCTTTGCTAAATCAGATTGTGCGTAGTCTCCTGAGAAAATAATCTTAGTATCCTGACCCACTCTTGTTATTATACTATCTAACTCATGAAAATTCAAGTTACTAAACTCATCCACTATAACAATACAGTTATCTAATGTAGTACCACGTATGAATGATGTAGACCAGAATGATATAGTCTCTTGGTTTCTTAGATTACTATAGAGTGATTCAAATGCATTGTCATCAGGCATTTCAAACATAAACTTTACCATGTTTTTGTATGGTATCTGATATAAGTTTGACTTATCCTCATGGTCACCTGGGAGGAAACCAATCTCTCTTGTAGGCACAAGAGACCTGACCATATAAACTTTTTCATATGGTGAGGAAGGTTCTAATACCTGTTGGATTGCTAGGTATAAACTGATAAAAGTTTTACCTGTGCCTGCTGCACCATGTAAGACAAGATTTTGTCCTTTATGATAAGCATCAAAGACTAACTCCTGATTAGGTGTTAGTGGCTCAATTACTTTAAGGTGCTCAAGGTTAATAGGTTTACGTCTCTTCATCTGCTTTACAGAGTAATGGTCGTATTTTCCGTTACCGTTACCGTTTTTCTTTTTAGCGGGCATAATTTAGGTATAGCGACTCAAGTTCGCTCGTGGATGGTCTGATTGAATCTTCTGCATTACTTCTTTAAATCCATCAGATTGTTTAGGGTCACCGTAGGCAACACCACCAGTCCCTGCAGACCAGTCTTTGTCCCAATCAGGATTCGCTTTTCTCCACTCATCATACTTTTTCATAGACAGGTTGAGCTCTTGTTTCTCTCCTGTCTTAGTATTTATTACGGGATATGTAGGCATTTCTAAATTCCTCTACTGTGTTTGCCATTTGTCGGTAACCTGTACCAACATAGATTTGTCCTGCTACTACAGATACTGTAGCAATACCCCAGAAAATATAATACCATCTAGATTTAATTTGGTATCTTTTCTTGAGTAGTTTAGTTCCTAATTCAGTCATCGTGGTCGTCCCATGGATCAGTTAACCCTTTGTTTGCAAAGAATCCTTTATACAATCCATACCCTGCTAACAGTATTGTGATTACTGCTATTGATATTGGAAATGTAATGTCTGGGTCTAAGTTAAGGGGTGTTATCATAATATTTTAAGACAGGGTTGTAAGTTATTCCAGTATTCATCGTTGTCATCACAGTTACAATCTCCTTTTTCAGCACACCATCCCATTGCCTTAGCAACGATTGGAAACTGACAGATAAGATGCTCTCTGCATAGATTAGCGATGTCCATGTGTTCTTTCTGCGTGCCATTTGCTGACCGCAATTCGATGTAGTGTATCCAACTACGGACACTACCACTCATGTAAATTCTGGTTGGAGTTGCTAAAGGCAAGACCATTCTAGCACACTCTTTAGCAATTCCTTCGTCTAACATTTCAGCGTAGATATGTTGTGCTTGAAAGAAGTGCTCTTCTATCTTAGCATCAAACTTTGCTTTTACAATAGGGTCAATGTCATCGATACTATTCTGTCTATTTTTAGTATCTTGACGACGCAAATCAGGGACAGGAATATCACCTAGCATTCCTGCATCAGCATAACGTTGAGAAAATTCTTGGAATGTAAAACTTCTGTGTCTTAATACCTGTGCTGCGATAGCACGTGTGGTATTAATCTCAAGTGTCATAAATGCCTGCTCAAATACAGACCAGTGGTTGTGTTTGATGCAGTAACTTAAGAGTCCTTCTACAGATGGGTTGTCTTGATTCTTTGGGTTACTTACACGAGCAACGTAACCCATAGTCTTCTCTGCGTCAGGTGTCACAGAAATTAAACATACTTTAGTCATGCTTAAATAAAATTCTTGCGATTACATAAAGTCCAACTGCACCAAAGTAAGTTATGGTTGCAATTCCTAAGGTTGGTAGCGTCATATTCCACACCAACATTAATACTAATGGTTTAACAGTGAAGTCAGCTATAACTTTAACTGCTTTCTCTCCCATTTCCTGATTGCGTAACCTTTCTTCTTCTTTTTCAGTAAGTTTCTTCTTGTCTTCTTCCTGTTGTTGTGCCTTCTTACGAGGGTCAAAGAATACGTAATCGTTTGCCATTATTTTTTGCCTTTTTTGGCTTTCTTCTCTTTGGGGTCTTGCCATACTTTTGGGTTAATCTTTCCTGCTGTTTGTGTAATCTTCTTCAATCCTTTTCCATACTTATCATAGTAAGCATCGAATATCTCAGATTGTTTGATACACATGACTATATCATACTTGGTATGACCATCAGGTGCAACATACTCTACAAGGTATGCAGTATAAGGTAAGGAGGAATCATTTGCTGCCTCTATAAGACAATCAGTAGCGAGTGTTTTCACTATTTCCTGCCTCTATTACCCCATTTGATTGATGGGAATGCTTCTTCCACAACCGCTTTAGTAATGCGAAACTTCTTATGAAGGTTTTTATTTATTGCTGAGATAACAACTTGTGCCTCGTCAGCATGCAATCCTTCTAGTAGTGCAATAAACATAGACTCAATCTTTAAGGCAGGCAGATTGTCTGCTCCACCTTTAAAGTAATAGTATAGTTTACTGCCTTCCTTTTCGAGAAGAGTATGCTCTGTGCCCTTAGGTGCTTCGTTAGGTGTATAAGGGACATCACCTGGGGGAATTCTAGACACCAAACTCTCATCATAATTCATTATGAATATTGACCTTAGAGTCTGTGTGTTATTATCCTGCAGGATTTTTATCTTCTGCGCTTTTGTTTTAGCATTGTGTGCCTTACGAAGCACTTCAGAAATCATTAATTTCATAGTGAAAATCTAACTAAGATTCTTCATCATCTTCTATTGTAGCATCTTCATCCGTAAAGCGCAAGTATAATAACTCAGATGGGTCTGTGTATCCATCTTCTCCTTGCATCTCAGGGTGAATAGTAACAGCAGCATAGTCTGCTTTCTCTTCCCATGTATCAAAAATCCCCTTAAGATTCCAAGATATGATGGCTCCTAAGAGGAATGCTCCGACGGTTAGGAAGAATGCCATGTAAATGAACTGTAATTCTTGCATGGGCTACTCCGTGATGTACTTTATTTAGTAACTTTTTTCCTCCCAGGTTTTCGCTCGGCATGATATTTCCAAGCGTCCTCTAGGATACTGTAAAGATAAGTCTTTATCTTCCTTGCTTTTGGTTTAGGGATGTGTCCATAAGACTCCCTAAGTTGTGCATCGCCACCTTTAATGTAACCTTCCAACTCTAGCACAGCGTTACTAAGTTCTGCTGCTACAGTTGATTCAATGAAGTCATTGACTTCTCTTCGTGTCCATTTCTGTGCTTTTAAATACGGATACATCTTGAATAAAAATCTCCCATTGACCATTGCCTCATCGAGTGCTCGGTCAACTAGGGTATACAATTCTTCAGTATTCTTTTGCATTATAGGTAGGTGTTTTCTCGGAGGTATTTAACAGTTTCAGTGCAACCACCCATCTTATGTCCAGAGATTATTACTTGGGGAAAGGTTGCTCCGTTACCAAACTCTTTATAAAACTGCTCTCTGGTGAAGTTTGTGTTGAGTTTATACTCAGCATACACCCAACCTTTTGATTTGTAAACCTCTTTAATTTTTGTGCAGTAAGGACAACCGTCCCTCGTATAGATTGCTGTATTCCCAGGTCGTTTCATTTTAAAATAGAAAAAGAAAAGGAGGGTATAATACCCTCCGATGTATTACAACTTTATATAGTTTAGAAAGTGTACTTAACTCCTGCTTTCCCTGACCAGTCTACGTCATCAACGTTAGTTGCTGCAGATAACTCACCATATACTCCTACACTATCAGTAAGTGTCTTACCACCACCGATGTAACCGATAAGTTCAGTGTCACCAAACTCGTCAGCAGTTTCTGTGTGAGTCACTGTAGGACCACCAGATACATACCAATCAATTCCATTAGGTGTTGTGCCTTCGTATCCAAGTTGGAATTCCCATGTGCCCGATGAGTATGCTCCGTCTGGATATGAACCACTTGCTTCTACATTAACGTAAGGACCAGCAAAAGCGGCTCCAGAGAATAGAAGAGGTGTTGCTGCTAGGGCAGCGATTGTTGATTTAATCATTGTTGTTTTTAGTTTGTCTCGCAAGCATTAAAAAACCTGCGGATGTGAGAGTGCCCCGACATGGGTCTCATTTATCTACGCAGGGGCACGATCTTTCGATCCCTTTGTAATAGTATATAGATTAACACAATATTAAAAATGTGTCAACTGTTACTCTTCGATGTCGAAGAACCAATTAATAGCACGAATGTAATCGAAGGTATCCCCTATGTCTTTGTCACAATCGAGATTATATTTCCTATCGCACAAATACTTGCGTAATTCATACACAGATTCAGCACGAAATTGTCTCACATTGTTTTCATCATAGAGGATGTACTTCATTCCATTTCTTTTTTGCTATCTTTACTTATTATATCACGAATTGCTGACATGTCATGGTCAGTTAGTACAGTTTCTGGATTGTCACCCTCCTCCTCACGTGGGTCTTCGACAGGTGTAAGTTGTTTACTTACCCTTCCCAAATCTTCTTCAAGGTCTTTCATGTAGTCAGTAGGTTTAGAATCCATACCTTGCACTATTGAAAGATTACTCCTCCAATACTTCTGCATCTTCTTCATCATCTTTTTCTTACCCTTAGGGTCGTCTTTATATTTCTCGATGATTTTACGGAGTGCTCTTAACTCTCGTGATGATTTTTCGAGTGACCTTTCGGCTGCACTCTTTCCAAATCCTGCCATTAATCTACGTCGTTAATAATTAGTTTGAATCTGACACGATAATTCTTTCGGTCAGTAGTATAATACCATATCGGAGAGTCTACTAGGTGTGACTCCTGATAAACTGCTTCCTTAGAATATCTATCGACATTCTTTGGCTCCTCATAATATGCTAGAAGGTTTGACTCAGGGTGTTGGAAACCAGTCCTATAGTCAGGGAAGTATGGTGTCCTGTTAGTCTTCTCTCCTTCTGTGCTTCTAACAGGAGGCCAGAAGAGGTCAAACTCCATACCACTTTGGTAACCACTACCTCTATCAATAACATCCATAACACGTATGAGACATTGCCAGTAGTATGAGTTAGATGATACACCCCTATCTGCTGACGTTGCCATCATTGAATAGAATGTAAAACTTACTCTTACCTTAGCAGGAGTAGCAGTTATCTGTGAGTCCTCCTCTATACCACCAGTAAGTAGGTAGTCATGGACGAATGTAATAGGACTCTGCCAAGGATTATTATGCCACGATTGTGAGATAATATTCTTATAGTTTATATCAACTCCTTGAAATTGTCCACCCACCTTTTCTAATCCTGCATTCACCATGTGCCATGGCCATGCTCCTCGTGCTGCTGTAAAAGGTTTCTTCTCTCCTAATAAATCTTGTGTTGCTGATGCTATCTGGTCGTAAGCATATGATGGGTGGAATTTTAATGTAGTAACTAGATGCTCTTCAAGTAAATGATTATAGTTACCACACATATCTGTGATGACATCCTCTATGTCCTGACTCTTATATCCTAGAGCACCTTCGGGTAGCATACCAGTATCAATATATCCATCAAAGTTATTTGGCATCCATATCATGTCAACGTTAGTGCCTCTAGCATCAGAGTTATTCACATTACCTGGGTGGTTTGCTACAGTCTGTGCTGTTACAGATGGCATTGATACTGCTGCATTGTTAGACCATACCTGTGTAGCAGTGTAACCATTAGGTGAGTCTGCTGCAGTAATATGATAAGAGTCAGTCTTATATGACCCTGCCATCCATGAGTTTAGACCTTGATTGCTTGGAGCATACTGTGCTGCTAAACCTTTAACTCTACCCTCAGTTGCTGTCCCTGTCCTGTTGAGCATTGGAGCACCAGTTGTCTTCCCTGCCTCATCATCTTGGTTGATAGTTACTAGGTTAATTGTGAACTGGCCATCATAACTACTCTCTGTCGAATTAAATAGTGAAATAGCGGGAGCGATAGACGAATTAGGTCCTCCAGATATCAACTCTGGCACTTCAAAAGTCAAGGTGTCACCATTGGTTACAGTGAATTCAGGTACTACAACGTCACCTATGGGTGGCCAATACTGTGCCTCCCATATCTCCTCGTAAATTGTTACAGAATTCTTCTTAACTCTTATCTTAAATCTTGTGCACTCTCCTTGCAATCCACCTGTGATACCACCCGCAGATACAAATGCCAGTGTAGATGGGTTGAGTATCTCAATGGTTTGTGACTGATGTAATACGTTAGTGTATGACCCTAGACATGTGCCACACTCATAGTCATTACCATTACCATCTACAGTAACAACCATAGACCCACAATCATTTCTCTGCACAACTACATCTTGGAAACCTTTTGTTGCTGCTCTAGTATCACATGGTCTAGCATCATTAACGGTCTTCATAATTTTAGTAGGTGCTGCATTCTCATAAACATATCCCATAACACCATCAAAACTAGGCTCTCCCGCCCACCACTCTACCTTATGGTAAAACTTAAGGTCATTATAATCATCGTCACCATTGACTTGGTCTTCCCAGAATTGATGCCCACTACCTGACCACTTAGTAAAGTCTTTGTCACCTGTATTCCATCTATTATCTGAGAAGAATATGTAATTACTCTGTGATGATGCTATACCTGTGCCACGATACCCATCATTCAATGCTTCAAAGTCTATCTGTTGTCCTCTACTTAAAGACTGGTTGCCTGCACCATTAGGTATCATAAAGAAACCCATAGTGCCACCCGCATACTGCTCTAGGTATTGGATGCTGATAGTAATAGACTCTTCATTCTTATCTGACTTCGACTCTGGTATGACAACGTATCCTCTGACAGGTTGATTATCATTTGCCATATAAAACCCAAGACTATTATTATATCCTGCAGACCCATGCTCACAATCAATAATAATTCTTAAATTCTGTCTAGGATTCTTTGGTATTCTATATGAGTTTCTCTTTTCATATCTCTGAGGAGGTTGCTCTGGTAACTCTGCATCAATAGATGCCATGTGGTCAAACTCAGTGGTCTTAAACTGACGCACGAGTGCTTGGACTCTATCATTCTTTCTTCGTTTATATCCTATCGACATGTCCTGTCTAAGGAAAGCATGTCCTATCACCATCTGAAATACATAACCGTTGTCGTTAAGGTATTGTCTCTCTCCATTTCCAGGTCCGTCAGGTGCACCTGGGTTTGTTGTTAGAAAACTATCTGTGTTACTAGAAGAATAGAAACTATAAATTGGGACGGTCTTACCTTGTATCGGCTCTTTTAATACATGAAAGACAGGTGCACTTTGAGTGAGTGAGTATCCACTAGGAGAGGCAGACTCATTTGTATAGAGGTGGTCTCCTTCCTTCTGTCCTATGACCTCAAAGTCTAAGAATGCTGTGTTGTTTCCTACGTTAAAACTATATGTCCATGTCGTGCCAATAGGTGCTGTCCCTGTCCAACTACTAATCCACCACTCACTATCCCAGTCGTTACCATCGTCAATAGGAGTGACGCTTACGTTTACTGTGATACCACTGTTGCTAGTTGTAAATGATTGAGTTGTGCTGTTAGAAAATATCTGTGCTCCACCTTCATTAAATACTTTTCTGTTTGTCCACTGACCATACTGGTCTGTAGTCTGGACTGTCCCTGCCCACATGCCATTCTGATTTCTATGATTCATTCTGACATTGATTGCACCTGTATTAAGTCTATGCTCATAGACAGGTAATCTATCAGGAAAACAATTCTTAATACACACCTGACCTTTATTAGATGACCAACCAGTCATACTATAACCCTCACAGTCCTGTTTAGGGGGCGTCCACTGTCCTCCCATGTAAGGACGCATCATACATTCTGTTGCTTCTCTTACACATCTTTCCCACTTCAAATCAACAGGCATATCTGCATCGCTACAATAATATAATACTCCTGTCTTAACGTGTTGATATACTCCCTTCTCTATCTGATTAAGTAAACCTCTAGCATCTAACTGTGCTACTTCTAAACAATCATTCTTTGGTTTACCTATTGTTACCCATGTTTTTCCTGTTGGAGGACTTGGTGGTAAAACTGTTATGTCACCTGTAAAATCAAATGGATTACCAATAATAGGATTAATGAAGTCAATTATCTCTCTCATGTCTAGGTTAATTGCACCACTCTCAACTACCTCAGGTTGAAATTCTTTGAGTGGTGTTAACTCTAGGTCAGGATAACATCTATTGACCAGTTGTTGAATGACTTGGTTAGGTGATGGCTCTGGTGTAACTGGTGGAGGAGGTATCCTCTGAGCAACACTTGCTTGGTCAAGGACGTTAGGTTGATTAGGTATAGCGGTGTCAGAATAACAACGACCAACTAACTCTCGTATAACAGTAGCACCACTTGGGGGCACAACACTCTGACCCCCAGGTGTCTGTCCAGATAGAGGTGTGGATGCTGCTGACCTTACATTTTCTTGGTCTAGATTAGACCTTTGATTGACAATGAGACCACCATAACATCTAGCGACTATATCTCTTATACGTTGCGAGGACATTAATTATCCAAATCCTTTCGACTTATTTATGTCTACTACCTCAACCACTGCGTTTCTTTTATTACCCCATGATGCTATATTAGTAAACCAAAAGTGTTGCATCGTTTCGTAGTCAGGAAATAATATTGACTTACCATCATCAAACTTAATCTTGTATTGATGTCTCTCGTATGGTTTATCTGACGTTTGCTTAAAAGTTTTCATAAAAAAAGAGGGTCGTAAGACCCTCAGTATATCATAGTCGTTTGATTATATCAACCGATTGATGGAGCAGTTAAAGCAACCTCTGTAGACTCTGCAGATGCTAAGTCTAATGGGAAGTTGTGTGCATTTCTTTCATGCATAACTTCCATACCCAAGTTTGCTCTGTTTAGAACATCACCCCATGTTGGGACGATTTTTCCGTTAGCATC